ACACTTGTCCTGTGTGCGACGACCTTGTTTGGGAAGATGAGTGGAGGATCTTCGACAACATCATCATGCACTCTAGGTGCGTACCGGATTACGTAAAGAAAAGGCATGGTGTGAACGAGGAACAATTTCTTAGGTTGAGCGGAGCACAAGAGCTTCGGCAAGCGATATTGGACACACGGTCAAGCTTAAAGGACTCTATGGATTTCTATACCAGGAAACTTCAAGGCCTTGAGAATGAACTTACAAGGATAGAAACGGAGGGTAAAGTATGAATAACACTAGTTCGACCGTCAACAACTCCAACACAACCGAGTTCACCAACAAACTCCTAGCCATCAACGGCCTGTATTATGCAGGTATGAGTAAGGACCTAAGCCACGATCGGTCCGACGCGGTAATTATCAAGAGTCAAGATGCCCTCTACACTATTCTGGGGGCCATACTCAGCTCGGTTATGCGAGGAAAGATAGTCCTTAAGCGAATTGAGGTTATTAAGGCGAAGGAGGTCCCTGATGCCCTGTAAGTGCCTAACCTCCTGCAAGGGACAAGCTTGTGTATGCAATGGATGTAAAGCTAAGAAAGACTGCAAATACGTCTATACCGGGGATTGCCGGTGGGATGAGACGAGAGGAGTTGATAATCGTGTTTAGACCAATTTACGAGCCTAGAACCCGAGCTAAGGAATACAGCGACTTGGCCATAAACATCTACACAGGGTGTAATCACGGTTGCTGGTACTGTTACGCGAAAAAGATGCACGATAGGTGGCATCCTAACGAACCATTTGCAGATGTAAAAGCGCGACCGGATATCGTTGAAGCGACGAAACGACAACTATCCGGCGGAAAATACAAGGATAAAAAGATTATGCTCTGTTTTATGTGCGATCCTTATCCGGCAGTCATTGACACGATGCCGACACGCGAAGTAATTATGGCTATTAAGAATGCAGGGGCACATGTCCAGATACTTACTAAGGGCGGAGATCGAGCGAGAAGAGATTTAGATTTGCTAGATTCGGGTGATAGTTTTGGGATTACGTTATCCTGCTTGTCTATTGTAACGGCAACAAAATCGGAACCTCTAGCGGCAGCACCATATGAGAGGGTTAGTGTTCTTCAAGATGCCGCAAAGCTTGGCATAAATACATGGGTAAGCCTTGAACCTGTCATTAGTTCCGATGAAATTCTCTTAATGATCGAAGGACTACCTCAAGTTGTCAACAAAAACACTTTACTCAAAATAGGGAAGTTGAATCATTTCAAAAGCATCACAGACTGGAAGCACTTTGGCCTTGAAGCAGAACGAATCTGTAAAGAAAAGGGATGGAACTATTACATCAAAGAGGATTTGCGGGCAGAGATGAACGGTGGAGCTCATGCCTAAACAAAATCCGACCATCTTTCAAAAACTTCGAATGTCCTTCTGGTATGTAATTGGCAAGCGAGGTTTTGGACTAATTGAATGCTGCGGAATTTGCGGAAGTATGAGGGTAGTTCGAAAAGAAATTAACTTTGAAAATAAGCAGGTTTACCGAGCTAAGTACAAATGTTTGGATTGCGGATCGGTAGCTAGAGCTAAAGAGAAGTGGAGGAAGTAATGATTAAATGCGGAGATAAATTCTGCGGCAACCCTGTAATTAAAGTGGCCGAGGATGGAGAGAAGTGTAAGTCTAGGGTCTTCAGGTATAAATTCGGCACTAAGGGAAGATGCTTTTTCCAAAATCCAGGGGAAGGATGCCAAGAGTGCGGTGGAAGAATAGTCAGAGAGAGTGCCTGCAGTCATTGCGCCTCGTGTGGAAATAGCAGTTGTGGATAACGCTGTGGATATCATGTGGATAAAGGGGCAAAGGCAAGGTTGAGGTGGCTAAGCCTAGCCCTAGAATCCAAGATGCCTATAAAAAGGTAGATGAACGGGATGGCGGGGTTTGTCTCCATCCCGGCTGCGGAAGTTCATATAACACGAGTCACCATCACATTGAACAGCGTTCAGAAGCAAAAGACCGTGTTTCATGCGTGGAAAACATAGTCACACTTTGTTATGCACATCACCAAGGAAATGAAGGACCTCACGAGTCTGCATACTGGCGAGAGCACTGGAAACGGTGGCAAGTGGAGACGTATCCGCACTACATGCCAAAAGCCGAGCAGAACGAAATGGAACGACTGAGACTCAAACGTTTCAAAGATCCTGGGGTGGCGGAAAGACTGGAAGGATTGGAGGGAAAGTGGCGGAGGTGGGAAGAGTGCAGGATAAAAGTATGATTTTGGATAACCTAGCCTTTCAACGGGTGGAACTTGAAAGATTCCAAACAAAGGTTGGTGCGATTGAAGCTGAAATATTTAGACTAGAAAAAGAGCTTCACCATATGGGAGAGGGTTTAAAAAATCCAAGAGCTTGTCTAAACCCCATTGCATTTGCGGCGAAGAAGTGTGAGGAATGCGGATATAACGGACCGTGCTCTTACGTTGGTAAAGGAGACTACGGAAGGTTCAAGCTATGAAAACCGTAACATACAAGGCTTGGTTTAAGGCGAATGGAAGGAGATAAGTTTATTGACTACAGCGGAACGAGTTACCATAGCTTGTGGGGGAGGTTATCCACTACTTGCATCGTTTTATAACGGGTGCGAAATTGTCATCGTTGGCACCATAGATGAGTTTATCCCTGCACTCGAAAAGGCAACTGAAGCATTTGCGGAAATTAGCAAGATGCTCGACGATGTGTTTGCAGAGACAACGTGGAACCTCACAAAGTGGTACAACCCAATCGGCTGCCACAACTATCGCAAGATGCACCGTATCACGCCGAGGCGAGTTGTGAAGCGGAGAGATAGGCAGAGCAGGGGAAGTATTTCGTTGTTAAAGGTGGATTGTACTGAGGAGTTGGAGGAGGAATAAGGAAGATTGATCTACAGGATCCTAGACATAATCAGTAGGGCCAACGCTTTCATGCTCCTGTTCTGTCTTCTGTTTTTAGCCCAGAGGCTTATCCTCGGCTTTATCTTCTCAGACCTCAAGGCGTGGGGAACAATTGGCAGATTCTATATTTACGAATTAGTTATTTCTGTAGTTGCGATATGCTTTATCTACCGTTTTGTAACGATTAGCTCGCCTTGGGAAAAATATATCAAGTGAGGGGGAAGTGAATTAAGTCATGTTGCAGTCTCTACCACCAAAAGTGGCGCGATTTATGAGTTGGTCGTTTGCCATTTGGGGAGCAGGGGACAGCGTAAACGAAGGCGTAAATGGCAGATATGTGTCGGCAGTAATTAGTTGCGCAATAGGCGTTGCGTGGATATGGGCGGCCGGTAAATGTGGGGATAGGAATTGAGCGAAGAAGGAAGGGGATAAACCATGACAATACAGGAATTTGCGAAGATGTTGGATGGCCGTGAAATGGGAAATGAAATGACTTGGGAACAAAAAGAACAGGCGAAGAAATTGGGGTTCGTTGTGATTTTTGGTTACTCCGATGATAATGCCATAATTCGAGGGGTTATCACGGATGAAGTTAGTTGCATCGATGGCGAGGAAATATATCTTGACGAAAGAGGAATGTTCGAAAAGTGTAATTACAAATGCAGTCATTCTGAATTAGCGAAGGAAAAATGTAAGCGAATTGAAATAGTTTGGCATAACGAAGGGGAATATTGCTGGACATATGATACCGATATACCCCACGCCATATTTAATATCATGGAAGATGGAACTGGGTACTGCAAGGGAATTGTGTTCGATATTAAGAATTTAGGGGAGGAAGTTGAGACTAGATTATATATAGATATACCTTGCGATTATGAGTTCTGCACAAATACGGCTATAACAACCAACGAACAGGCTGAAGACTGCCGGAAAGTTAAGGGTATTGATATAGTGAAGAGTTGCGAATATAAGGTGCCGTTTTGAAGCTATGGTAGCGATAATGAGTTATTGGGAGCCGGAATAGGGGGAGGAGATAAGGCGATGTCTAAAGTTACGGATAATCAGACGTTAAACGATATTAACAAGGGTAAGGTCCTGACCGAAGTAAAATATCGAGATTTAGCCGATCTTATTTTCATCTTGCAGGATCAAGCCAATCTCTATCACGATCAGGATGAATGTTGCGACGAGTTAACGGTTAACCAATTTACAGAATGGCTTCTGACGATGAAGGGGTCGGTGGAGTTGATCGAATATGTGCCGAGGCCGAAAAATGAGGAGGCAAATGGCGATGTACGATGAATGCAAAACTTGCAAATGCAACACATGCTGCGATAAAGACTGCAGGGGTACGTCTTGTGGCGAATGCGCCGACGGGAGCGATATTTATCCGCTATTAGGAGATTGTCATGGGTACTGCGAGGATGATCGCTCATGACTTGGCCTGAAGTAATTACAGCTATAGCCTTTATGGTGTTGTACGGTTTCATACGTTGGGTAGATAGGGATTAGGAGGTTATCTGCAATGAAATGCCTAAACGAACTCCGAGAATGCCCGCACGGTTGGACGGATTGCTCACTGTGTGCTAACCTAACTCTCTGTCAGTCCGGAACATACATCCCGGAGGAACCGGAGCCCATGCCAGCGATTGAGCCCGACGAACTTGAGGAGAATGAGCTCGCGGATGACCTTGGTATCGTTATCCCCTCGGAAAGAGGAACGTGGGTGGAACGTCTATCTCAGATGACCGAGGATGAGCGATGGAAGGAATATTACAAATACCACCCCGAGGACCTGAGAATAAAGGAGCCTATTACGTGTATGAGCGGTCCTACTGCGCCAGGTGGAGGCAGTAAATCCAGAGCGCCAAAGAAGCCGCAAAGGAAAGTGCCGGAGTACATGAAGATTCTTGGAATGTGACGAATTCTCAAGCATAACACACTTGAATAAGCTTGACTAGTCATGATATAATACCTCCTAAGAGGCACGCCCAAAACGGCGTTGCCTCTTAAATAGCAAGGTGGCGGAATAAGACGCTAAAGAAGTGGATAAGGGATGGCGGATGCACAAGCCTACATGTAAGACAAGTCGGGTAAACAGCTGGAAGGTAGGACCGCCAATAAACTGCGTGAAAATAATAACACTTGTTCCCACTAGGGACCGACTAACACGCAGATAATTCCGTGTAAGGTGAGATTCCTTACTCTTGCAATCATAAGCGAACTTCGTGAAGGGGTCTTTACACGGCACTGCATTCTCGAACTCTCCGCGCAACGCACAATAAAGGCATCTCCTGATCACGGGTCGGTCGGGAGATGCCTTTTCTAATGCTCAAAATGGAGGTGTAGTCCAATGGTTAGGGCAGTTGGCTTATATCCGGCCTATCCAAGTTCGATTCTTGGCACCTCTACCACTTAGCCAAACAGACGGGCGCTTAACCGCGCTCAGTGCCATATTCCCTCCTCCTCTACTCAGAACGCTCCTTAACTGGGGCGTTCGCTTTTTTATACCTATAAGGCGGTGATGATTACCGTGGGTGAAGTAGATAAGCCCCAATGCAAACACTATTCCCCTATCGTACCCGTCAGGCAATATTGTGGAAACTGCGCAAAAGGTATAGGGGTATGGTGTGATGAATACCTCACGGCACATGGGGAGTACGAGACAACCCGTAAGTTCAAGGCGCTTGACATGCTGATGCGGACTAATCGGGGGATTAGGTTCCCGGAATGATAAAGCAAACTCCATCGGGGAGGTAGTGAAGATGTAACATGGATTGGATAGCAATACGGCAGGAGTATGAATCAACCGATATATCGTTAAGTGATTTGGCCGAGAAGCACGGTTTGAAATATCCCACGGTTAAGAGTCGGAAGCAGCGCGAGAAGTGGGAAAAAGGTGCGTCCAAGAAAGATGCATCCAAAGGCAAAAAAGATGCATCCAAAGATGCGTCCAAAAAGACGCAGGATGCATCCGTGAGTAAGGTGTCTAAGCGAGAACCAAAGATTAAAATAGTTGTAAATAATAGAGAAACAGAAAGCCCTAATCTAACTGAAAAACAGAACCTTTTTTGTCTGTACTTTGTGAAGTATTGGAGCGCTACTAAAGCATATCAAAAGGCATATGGGTGCGGATACAATACTGCACATGCCGAAGGTTATAAGTGCCTTGCAAAGTCTTGCGTAAAAAAAGAGGTCGACAGGTTGAAGCAGAATATTCGAGACGGAATCGGACTGGAGGTTATGGCTGTACTCCAGAAATACATTGACATAGCCTTTGCTGATGCTACCGACTTTATGGAGTTCGGAAGTGAAGAAGAATATGTTATCGCCGAAGGCCAAAGGCTCAAGGATGAGAATGGTGAATATCTCAAGCGATCCGTTAGCTACGTAAGCCTCAAGGACCACGACAAAATAGATGGCTCACTAATCAGCGAGGTCAAGGAAGGAAAAGAGGGTATCTCCATAAAACTCCACGACAAAATGAAGGCCCTCGAAGTCTTGACCAAATATCTCGACTTATTGCCAGACCACCACAAGCGCAAGATCGAGGATGAAAGACTTAAGCTCGACCAACAACGCTTCGACCACGACAAGCTCAAATCCTCTGGTGGAAACAACATAGATGAGGGTATCCAAAAAATACAAACTCTCGCCCAGTTACTTAATAATCCTGTGCCTAATCGAAGCATAAAGGACCTTGAGAGCGATGAGTGAGTATGCGCCATTCAGTCAAAAGCAAACCGACTATATAAGCAAATGCCTGCAGGACGAATATTGGCTCTCGGTCGCTGAAGGCGGCAAGCGGGCATCTAAGAACATCATCAACATAATTGCATGGTGTTCTATCATCGAAAACCATCCTGACAAGCTCCACCTTGCCGCCGGTGTTTCGGTAGCTACTGCCAAACTTAACATAATAGACAGCGATGGATTTGGTGTCTTAAATTACTTCAAAGGGCGCTGCAGACAGGGTAAGTACCAAGATAAAGATGCAGTTATCATTCAAACCGTTACAGGAGAGAAGATAGTCCTTATCTCAGGTGGTGGTAAAAACGGAGACGAACGATTCATCAAAGGATTAACCCTTGGGAGTGTTTATATCTCAGAGGTTAATGAGTGTGCCCAATCGTTCGTAAAGGAAGTGTTTGACCGCACCTTATCGAGTAGTAAACGCAAGTTGTTGTTTGATCTAAACCCCAAAGCTGAATTGCATTGGTTTTACACAGAGATACTTAATGTTCATCAAGATAATAATCTTAAAATCAAAGATTATGGTCTGAACTATGAGCACTTCACTATAGCGGATAACCTCAGCATTTCTGACGAAAAGATAAGAAAGGCATTAATAAGTTATGACAAAAAATCAGTCTGGTATCAAAGAGATATTCTAGGCCTGAGGAAAAACGCGGAAGGCGTTATCTACTCAGGTTTTTGTATTGACAATCAGTATGAGGATGACAGAGACGGACCGAACTACGACCTGTATTACACTCGTTGGTACACAATTGACTACGGGACTATTAATCCCTTCGCTTGCCTTGAGATCATCGAGCAGACCATTGAGCGTGTAACAAAATATTATGCGGTGGACGAATATTACTACGACTCCAAAAAACACAACAAGCAGAAAACGGATGCAGAATATGCAGATGACCTGAAGAAGTTTATTGGCGATAAGAGGTACTCGGGGATTATCATCGACCCAAGCGCGGCCAGCTTTAAGGCAGAGCTAAGAAAGCGCTCACTTAAGGCTCGCGAAGCAGATGATCTTATTAATGCAGACAACGAAGTCCTGAATGGCATCAGGTTAGTTTCGACACTGCTACATGTCTTAAAGCTGTTTGTCAATAAACGTAAGTGCCCAAATTTACTCAAGGAATTCCCGGCTTATATTTGGAACGTAAAGTCAGCCGAAAGAGGAGTGGAGGAACCAGTGAAGGAGTCGGACCACTGCCTTGACGCGTTGAGATATTGGGCAAAAACAATCGTTAAATATTTTAAAGCATAGAGGAGGTGATAACTTGAGTAAGCGAAACAAAAACAGAACACGGCGAGTGCAAGAAGCCACACCTCCAACCACTCAACCCAAACGCGGATCAGCCTTCGACTCTTTCCAAAACCAACTCGCTCGCCTTGGTAGTGCATCAAATAACATTATTTCGGCTGCAGCATACCCACTAACTCGCCTAACTAGAAACTACACCCTCATGAACTCTCTCTACCGTAACTCGTGGATCTGTAATAAAATCGTGAACATTATCCCAGAGGATATGTGTAAAAACTGGTATGCGATCACTGCGGAGCTTAAGCCCGAAGAAACGGACAGGATCCATAAACTTGAACAGCGCACAATGGTTAAGGAAAAAATACTCGAAGGTCTCTATTGGGGTCGCCTCTACGGAGGTGCGGCTGCAATTATAGTTATTGATGGTCATGAAGATAAACTTGATACACCCTTGAATTACGAAGATATTATGCCCGACTCGTTCTGTGGCCTTATGGTCGTTGATCGCTGGTCGGGTATTTATCCATCCTTAGAATTAATCACAGATCACCGTGACCCTGAAATGGGATTGCCAAAATATTATGAGGTCAGAGACCACGCATCCGATCGATCTATCTCCAAGGTCCATCACTCTCGCGTACTCAGATTTATAGGTAAGAAACTCCCCTTCTACGAGGAAATTACCGAGATCCACTGGGGAAGTTCAATCATGGAGCATGTTTATGAGGAGTTAGTTAAGCGCGACTCCACATCTTGGAATATAGCTTCTTTGGTGTTTCAGGCTAACCTCTTGGTGAACAGAATAGAGGGCATGGACCAAATGCTCGCTGCCACAGACCCAGAAGTGCAGGCAAATTTCTATAACGTTAAATCTGCGCAAAATCAAATGCGCTCAAATAACGGCATGATGATCATCGGTAAGGATGAGGAGATAACCCCTATTCAATACACCTTCGCCGGTCTTTCAGACATATCGGACTCACAAATGATGGATGTGTCGGGCGCATCGGATATCCCGGTCACAAGGTTGTTTGGCCGGTCTCCGGCCGGAATGAACGCAACCGGTGAATCCGACATGCAGAACTATCGTGACATGTTGGGGCAACAGCAAGAGACGAAACTTAAGCCTGCGATTAATAAGGTACTACCTGTTATGTTTATGTCAGAGTTTGGGTACATTCCTGACGATCTAGACATTAAGTTTAATCCTCTTGCAACGCCTACTGAGGATAAGGTGGCAGAGATCGTTGGTAAGAAAGTCGATTCTGTTGTCAGTGCATTCAGTGCCGGGATAATCAATCAAAAAATGTCCTTGATAGAGTTACACGAGCTATCGTACACCACGAGCATGTTTACCTCGATCACGGATGAGGATATTGAAAAGGCAGATGATTCGTTTGGTATGGGGGATGAGTCGATAGGGGATGTTGGGTTTGGGGACGGACCAGCACAGTCGGTAAATTCGGGTAGTGATGGCGACTGATGGATAACAACGAATGGTCCCCGAAACGCCGACTAGAACTAAATGTTCAGCGCGCCCTAGTGGACAAAACACTCACCCTACAGGATGCAATCGAAGGACTCACTGATCCGGTCGATATAACTAACGTAGTTCGTGGTTGGTTATCGAATATGTCATTCCTCCAATTTGCTGACGATTTAGCCGGTAAGCTAGTCACTGGTGTGTTCAATTCGGACAATAAAACTTGGCGGCAAGCTGCCCGCGAGTCATCTAATGGCCGGGTGATCTACGAGGCCCTACGAAAAGAAATGCAGGGACCTGTCGGCATGGAGGTACACGCTCAATTTAAGCGAAACTCTGAAATCATTAAGTCTATACCGATGGACATTGCTGATCAAATGACGAAGTATATCGGCGAAGAATCCATGAAGGGGCGCAGGGCTAGTGCGATAGCCGAGGATTTAATTGCTAAGTTTCCTGATGTAACTCGTAAAAAGGCCGCGCTGATCGCTCGTACTGAAACAAGTAAAACATCGACCGCATTAACTCGTGCGAGAGCGGAGAGTATTGGAATACCTGCCTACATTTGGCGTTCAAGCGAGGATGGCAGGGTTCGAGACTCTCACAGGCACATGGACGG